ATATATGATGCACTTGCTGCGGTCTTGCTTGTGGGCAGAGCTAAGCCTTTGCTGGTGGGAGGGGTTCTTACGGCAGTACGGGATGAACCCCGTGCACTTGCACGGGCAGTCTTCACTCCGTTCAATATCAAGCAAGGATCGTTAGAAATCGATCATGTGATGAATGATGTAAATTCACCTACTGATGCTATTGTTTCTTATATCGATGAACGCACTTGGACCACTAACGAAGTTGAGTGCTATATTGATGATGACGATAGAGATAATCCGGCTCGAATTGATGGATTCGGAATCGTCAATCGCAGTCATGCTTGGCGCGAAGGCATCTATCAAGTTGCATCAAACAAGTATCGCCGCATCTTTGCTACTATGAGCACTGAAATGCCAGGTAAGCTTTTGATGCCTCTTGATAAGGTTATGATTAATCACGACTTACCGAAGTTCGGTCAAGCTGGCCTCTTGGATCAGATGACATCGGACGGATTTCTTTGGTACTCAACTGAACCTTTTGTGATGCCATTAGGTCAGGCTTATACGGCTCTACGGACCAAACGCGGAGCTATGTGGGGGCCGGTCAAGGTTATTGCTTTGCGAGGCGAAGAAGGAAAAATTATAGAAATTGACCAAGCCGACTATGCGGCGGTAGCAGCGGTGCAAGGATCAGCCCTTACGTACGTCAATGTCGGCTATGACAACGACGGGGAGCCGGCTGCAATAGCATTCGGAACAGCAGATAACTACGTCAAGCCGTTCCGTGTTGTCTCTGTATCGCCTAAGTCTGATGTAGACGTTTCAGTCGTGCTCACTAACGATGACGCTAGGGTCTACTCGGCTGAGAATGATTATACGATACCTAGTGAATGACAGCAAAAAGCCCGGCGGGATGACCTGCCGGGCTAAATCTCAATTAAATTTTACAACTTTAAATAAAATATAACAACAATCTTTTCCATGGGTTTCAAGCATATAATTCATAGCCTCTTTGTCTGATGCTTTATGGAATCTTTCTATAATATGTGTTGTACTAAGTATAGCATACCAACGCATCGTTCAATCCCCTTCCTGAATACGCACTGTGGGCAAAGTAACCTTACCCTTAGTGCGCTGATTTTGCCTTGTCAGAGCTTTCTTAATTTTCTCTTGCTTCTTAGCCTCCGGCGAAGTGTTGAAGGATCGATGTCGCATCTTGTCGCCGGGTGTCATCGAATCCCCCGCAGATAGCTTAGAGCTTCTTCTTTGCTATCGAAGCCGCGATACCAACTATTCCCCCAAAGCATATCCCATTCATCGGAGAAGTTCTGGAAGATCACAACGTCTTTGCCGTCGCGCATAGTGCGGAACATAGCTCAGGCTCCAACCTTGCGGAGAGAACCGCCTTTGTAAGACCAAGTAGTAGGCCAAGAGCCTGAAGCATGTCTTACCGTGATCGTCTTCTTCTTACGCGACTTTGAGACTTGCACCGGACCATTGCAGATTGGCGAGGCGATACCTTTGCGCCATGCCGCGATTGCACGCTCCCGAACCGGAGTGATGTTGCGAGCTTTAGCCATTTGTATTCCCCTTTAGATTAAAAATATTGGTTGGGGCCGAAGCTCCTTCCGTTAAGCTACCTTACCGTTTGCGTTGAAAAGAATTTCGTTAGGGTAGGTCTTGTTTCTGATTTGCTCTTGGCGCCGGGGAGAAAATCCAGAGAAGCTTTCGATTCAATGGTTTCCGTTGCAGGTAGAGATTGTAAGGACATAAGGCTTGTTGGTCTTGATGCACTTGGCTTTGATTGTCTCAAGAGCCTTGCTGAGGTCTTTGCTGGCCATCTGTCTAGTTCCTCGCTGCCGATGACCTCTTATCCCACATCCAATTATCGTTGTAAAGCCCGCTTCCGAACTTTTTTGCACCTGACTGCTATTTTTCTTCCGTATCCCTCAATCCATAGCTCTTGTGCGGTTACGGCTCCCGCGTGCTGGCACGTTGCCCGATCAGGGTACGCCCCAAAGGACTGAGCGGTGATGCCCACAGTAAGAAAGAGAATGTAGAGCACGATCATTCCTCAATCAAAGAAGCTGATTTCACTAGGCGGCTTAGTATGGCCGATATCGATAAGCATTTGATTGGCTTTGCGGATATACCAATCAAAGTCTATATCTATGGGCAGAGTATCAGGTAAATCCATCAGCGGCTTTGCACCTTCGGATTCTGGAACAGTGTTGTTATTGATGGCTTTATTTATTGTTCCAACATTTCCTTTCGCGTAATACCAGCGAACGACTTTCCCGAGATAATCACCATCCTTATGTGCGCCTCCCGCAACATTTTGGACGCACACAAACTTTTGAATAGCTCGACATTCTCTAATAGTTTGTTCAATCGGTTGCGCCTTAGTGAGAAAGTCATTGACCGCTTCAATACATATCGTGCTTCTAGGATTCTTATGGAAGCGAAAGATTGCTGCTTTGGCTCCACCACTCCAAGGATCAAAATAAGCATTCTTGCCTTTGCAAGAGCCATCTTCTTTAACGGCGATGTAAGCATTTACGTCCCTCGAATAGACAGCCGTGTAGCGGGTTTCCTCCGTCACGAAGCCAGTTGCCGCCTCCCAAGCCTCGATGACGCTCAGGGCCGCTCCCTGGCGATCCTGTGGGCACTTCATCACGATACCATCCGTGTTGGCGGATACGATCGGCACTCCCTCTAGCTCTAGAGCCTCTATGAGCATCAGAAGCGATAGCTGTCCGGTCAACGTAACTTGAATCATTAGATTAGGCGCATAGAGCACAGAATGCGGTGATCCTAGCTTACCAAAGGCGCCATTAATCGTAATCTTTAAAGCGTCTGCTACTGCCGATTGCTTAGCAGATTTAGCAGCCAACCTACGTTCAACCAAAGTGCGATAAACACAAAGAAAATTTGTGCCCAAATGCTCAGGGAAAAGCCCAAGATTAAGCACAATTGCAGGGTAATAAGAAGCAACATCGCGATCAATGAGCAACAAATCTGAATTGCCCACATGACTTACCACCTTTTCACTAGAATGTAGCCCGCCGTTACCCATACGGTAAGTGCTAGAGCCAATATTAATTTTAAGCTTAGTGATCGCTTCTGGAATTTCAACTCTACCATTGCCAGTGACCACATAATCAGCAGAACTAACAACATCTAGGACGCCTTGCATAAGCGACGTTTTGAACGTCATCCATGTGGGCACCTTATAGTGGAAGATGCGGCCCGGTTCGATCTTGGCGCGCGGTACATCTGAACCTGTCATCCGCTTAAGCTCAGCGGCGATCACTGATTCTGCTATCTGAGCGTCAGACTTGCTCATAAGATTTTCGCGATATTGCAAACTCAATTCGTCACGAAGCTTGAGTTGTTCCAGAAGGTTATTAAATAGAAGAATAGTAGTATCCAAATCGTTAATACAATAGTCTCGTACAATTCTGATTTGCTCATCGTCTAGCTCGCTATCAGGATCAAAAGGCAAGTCTTGCAAACGTTCGCAATGCAGCCGGGCGCCATAAGTCTTAAGACCACCTTTCAGCGGGCAGACTTCCATAAGATCAATATGGGAAGTCTTCGGAATCTTTATTCCATAGCCGCGTTCAAACTCCGATGTCCTGAGTCCATCAAAGATCAATTGCCGAGTGAGCTCTTTTAGCTCGCCAAGACTTGCTTGACTGTGGGCATACCAAAGAAGGGGAGCGTCAAATTTTAGTGAGTTAAAACCAACCACAGTATAATTATGCATAACCCAATATAACATACGGACATCAAACGACAGTCCAGAGGGTAGCGACTTTTCAAATATAATGACCTTTTGTGAATTAATACACCTAAAAGCAATAAGAAAGTAATTGCTGTAAACCTCGATATCAAAAGCAAGATACCCCCCTTTGCCTGCAACAATCTCTTCGTCTGTCATAAGTTCATAGCTCTTGAACTCCCTAGGCTTATAGGGATTGAGCTTGACAGCTTTGCTATAAGTCGGCGCTTCTAGTTCTTCGTCATCGTCAAAGAAGCCTGAATCAGAATAGACTTCTATTGTCATTTTTATTTCCCCGTAAATCGAGCAATGGCGCCACGCACATTGACGCCATCCTTTTCACCAATAAAATAGCAGCCTCTTGAAGTGTAGAAGTCTGCTTTAGTTGCTAGTGGCTGCATTAACGCGAGATATTCAGCACTGAAGATAACACCTGCTCTAACTCCTTCACATTGTATTGAAGCACCAACTTCGATAGAGGCTTGGCTAGAAATTGACCCATTGTTAAATCGCACGCGACCATCGTTGCTAAAATCAGCCGCGATCTTAGCAGCCGAATATAACTCATTTGGAATGCTACAATACTCCGGTGAGATGTTGAACATGCGAGAATAGTCTGACCATTTGCCATCTTCTAATTGACTCCTAATCCATGATCCGTCTGCAAACCAAAACGTTATTGAGCTATCAGAAAAGCCAAGTGAAGCCAACTCTTTGCCGCAAGATAGAACGGCTTTGATTGATCTAATTGGAACAGGGAACGCTCTTGGTATTTCGTGAGCGTGCCAAACCTCAACCACCATGAACCCCTTATTGATGCCCACACAGGAGCCCGGCTGAAGCAGCACAGAGCGGCAAGCGATCCTTTCGTCCCCTTCCTCCGGTAGGTCTGCCACGATGGCGAGAGAGGCCGCTAGACGGGCATCTGTGGGCAGTTCCGAGGGATCGGGCTTGACGGCGATCAGCGGCGCGGGCTCGCAGGGTACGTTGACCCGGAAGCCGCCTGATACAATCTTAAGCTGATCGTTAACATGCGTAATGCTGAGGCTATCAGAGCACTTGCTTAGAGCTTTAAGTAAGATATCTGTTCTAGGATTCGCCTCAAAGTCATCTTCAATCGTATGCCCACAGGCTAGAAGACCATCAAAGGCTGTCAAAGTTCGATTACGCATAACGCAATGGATTTGATAGCTTTGACCGTCTTTCTTCTGAGCTAGTGAGACAAATTTAAGAGCTTCAGCAAGACCGGCCGCAACCGCGCTAGAAGCTTTCTTTTTACGCGGTTGCTTGCTCATAGCTAGCTCTTATATTTAGGGTTATTGTAGTCACATTCAAATCCCCAAATCTCTCGCCAAGATTGATTAGGATTGCTAGTTCCAAAGCCGGGCATAAGCATTACGAAAGTAGAGCCATTGCCGGCATAAAGCCTATCACCACGGTAATAAAGTTTCTGCTGCTTATAGATACCCTTAGAGCAAGTAATAACGAAGGCATCTTCAATGACATGAAACATTTGTCTATCCTTTACTAGAACGGGATTAAGTCAGTATGCTTATCGCAACCGACAACGATAACTTTTGCGGGCGGAAGGCTATTCCACATGCCGCATAGTTGCTTGTCGTTTTGCCAATGATCGCAATTGACACAGTTGCGACCGTAGCCCTTTTGCCAAAGGAAGTTGCCTAGATCGGTTGCGATAGCTGCAACAGGATCGGCGCGGCGTGGTTTGTCTAGCTCTGTTGACATTCTGAACCTTCTCTAGAAAATTCCAAACCATATTTTATACCAGCTTCTTTTCTAGCACAAGCTGCATCTTGAATATCGTCAAAATATCCTAAATTTATAGTAGTATAATTTATTTTAATTTTAGCCTGCCATTTTTTACGTTTCTTACTCCAATTAACGCCTTTAATTCCAGATGTATTGTTCTTTTGTAAATTTGTATTCAAACCATTAAACTGCCTAGTAGCTGGTCTTAAATTATTCCAACTGTTGTCATCTTTTATAGTATTTTTATGATCTAATGGATGCGGAGCTTCTTCGCCTAATACCATTTTCCATATAATACGATGTGCTAAATATGATTTACCTTCAAACTTAAAATAAATGTAACCGTCGGCATTTTTATAAATAATAGGTACAAACAACCTGTCTTTATTTGATGTTTTCTTAATTTTGACTAACTTGCCCGACTCTTTACAATATTGAAAATATTCTAATAGCTTTTCTTGATGCGGCGTAGGTGTTGGATTTGTCATATTAAAATTCCACATTTAGAATTTTAGGTTTTGGCGTATTGTTCATATGGACTCTTATTCTTTTTGGAACTTTTATAGCAGAATGCATCAGTAAAGCTTCATCAGTATTTTTAGGAAACTCATTATGCATTCTCATTTCCCACCATTCTTTAGCCTTTACTTTAGCATAACCTTCGTGTTCAAAACACACATATTCAACTATTTTATCAAAATGCTCTATGCATGAATATTCAGCTATCATCATAGCCGGGCTTCCGGGTCGTTGTATCTTTTTGTAAGTAACTCTTTTTACATTGTAATGTTCTACTATAGGTAGCGGACTTTTCATTACGTCTGCTTGGCTGGCATTTTCAGAAATCTTCGGCTTAAACGTGAATGGAGCTCCGCATTCGTCGCAAATTCTAGCGGAAGCGTGGTTATAACATCCGCACCTATCACAAAGTCGTATTGGAGCGTCACCCGTTCCTTTGCCTTTCTTTTTAGGTAATTTCGGATCGTTAACAGGGCCAAGTCGTTCGCTGTTGCGAGCGAAGTCCAAGATGAGAGCGTTGCTCTTAGCATATTCAAATCCAGGCTTATATTGCTGCTCGTTTTGGAAATCATAAGGTCGCGTCAATCGACCTAGCATTTGCACCCACAATCCAGGGGATTGAGTGTGTCTAAGCATACCACAGATATCTAGTGGAGGCCAATCATAACCTGTTGTCAAAATATCTTTATTGACTAGCCATTTGATTTCGCCTGCTCTGTGGGCAGCTAGAATAGTCCGGTTGGTCTCTTTAGGCTGTTTACTATGGACACATCCGGCGGATTCACCCTCTGATCCCAAGATTGATGCAATCTCTTCTCCGTGTTCAATGCTGTCTCCGAAGATAATTCCACAGTGTCTATCTTCGGCGGCTCCGATGAGTTCCAAGCAAGCGGCACGGGTGATGTCTGATTTACTGACTGCTTTGGCGAGTTGCTTTTGATTATAGTCGCCTCCAACTGTTCCAACCTCTGATATATCATATTCTGTCTTCGTGCGACGACTGATAAGCGGTGCCAGATACCCCCTAGCAACAAGCCTATTAAAATTGTCGAAAGAGGTAAGATCGTAAACGATGTCATCAAATAGTTCTCCATCTGTGATAAGTCCTATTTTCATGCGGTAAGGAGTTGCCGTAAAACCGACAACGATTAGATTCGGATTAGTCTCTTTTAGGCTTGCAATAAACCGCTGATACATTGTTGACGTATTGTCAGAGACTAGGTGCGCTTCATCAATGATTAGAACGTCTCTGTGACCAAATGCTTGCGCCGGCCTAACGACTGATCCAATGCCACCGAACACAACAGGGTAAAGAGTATCGCGGCGGTTTAGCTCTGCTGAATAGATACCGAACGGAGCACCGGGCCAAAGCTTGTCTAGCGTTGCGCTATTCTGCTTTAGAAGCTCAGCAGCATGAGCACAGACCATGATCCGTTGACCGGGCCATTGCCAAAGAATTGTGCCCACAAGTAAGGCGATAGCCAAAGACTTACCTGTACCTGTGGGCATAGCTACTAAACAATTTCCTCTATTACCAGAGGAATAGTAAGTTAAGACAGCATTCACTGCTTCAGTTTGATAATCTCTAGGTTGCACGTTTTTCTCTATTATTAGATTGCTCTAATGGAGTTGACCATTTGCAGTTATTTGGTTCATAGTTGCCATTATTATTTATTCTATCTAATGTTTTACCTTCCGGTCTTTCTCCCATATCTTCATAAAAATTTGCAAATGAATCCCATCTTTCACAAATTTTAATGCCTCGGCCACCATATCTATGATACCAAATAGAATTAGGGTTGTTACAACGACTTCTCATTGCTTCCCAAGTTCCATATGACTTTGAAGAATGTAATCCATGAATAGTAGACTTTTTTCTTCCATTTTCTGATTTAGTTTCAATACCCAAACACCCACAAGATGTTACATTTCCAGAGCCTATATTAGAAGTACTAACAGTTTTAAAATTACCACAATCACAAGCACAAAGCCATCTAGGCTTTTTAGTAGTAGAAGCGGGAATATACTTCAAAGGCAATAATCTGCCATGTTTTATACCAGTTCTATCCTTGATTTTATTTGGCATTAGTGTTCAAGCTCCGTCCATTCTGAACAGCCTTTTGGTATAAAATCTTGTGGAATTATATTATTCCATTTAGAGCATTTCCATTCTGAGTTCTCTACCGGTGTAGCAAAAGAGCAAGACCGGCAAGATATATCCATGGCATCGCCATTATGGCAAATATTAGAAAATTCACAGTAACGACACCTGAAATAAGTTGAGGATTCAGATACGCGAGGCGGTCTAGTCTTACTGGTGATGATGTCTTCGGCTCTGCGGATGTCATCGGCTGCTAGCTTAGGATCTAGCTCGACAACTTCCAAGTGAATGCTATCGTCATTCTTATTGATTGTCTGATATAGCCCATAGCGAAGATCGTAAGCCGAACCATACTGACACATTTGCCGATAGTGTTGGCCGGCTGCAAGCTTTACGCCTTTTTCGGATAGCTCGTTAAAGCCTTTACCTGTCCCCTTAGTCTTGAACTCTAGCAGCACCTTGCCAAGCTCAGGATATCGAGAATGCCAAGCCATGCCGTCTAGCGATCCGCCATAGTGCCCCATGACGGCAGACATACGAAATTGCTTGCCGTCTTCGCTTAGCTCTCTGACTTCCCATCCTGCTTGCTTAAGCCATCCGACGAATCGGGATTCTTCAAGATGTCCGCGATTGAACAAGCGTAACATTCGGGCATCAAAGTTACTTCCAATACGCGCCCATCTAAAACTAAACCACAGGTAAGCTCTACATTCATGCCCGATGATAGAAGCGCCAAGATGTCTTCTGGGCGTAGATTCTGCTTTCTTGTGGGCATCGATGATACCTTGATCTAGTTCTTCTTTAATTTGGTCGGATAATAGTTGAAGGTCAATCATCAGTAAGCTCAGACCAAAAAACTACACATATAGAAAATACAACTAAGATAGCTATACATGCGGCAAATATTACGCCAACCCATGCTAGAAAGCTAAAAGGTGTCATCTTTTCTTCCCACAGATTGTAAGAGAAAGAGCGGCAAGCCTAAACTCGCCGCTCTGATTTAGTCTAAGCTAGATCACTGTGCCCAAGGCGGCTTCTGCCCGACACCAGGGGCCGCGCCAGCAGCCGGGGCAGCACCGCCGGGCTGAGCCCAACTAGGACCGCTGGCAGCAGGCGCCGGGGCTGGTGTAGGAGCCGCAGCAGCGGCAGGAGGCGCGGCGTTGGTGGGGAAGGCCGGCAGAGCAGGGGGACCGCCCTGTGTGGCTCCGCTATCGCCTTCTGTGGGCATAACGGGAGCATCACCAGGGGAGCTAGGGTTACGGCCTTCTTTGCTAAAGAACCTCTTAACTTCCCGAAGGTTCGGGCTTTCAACCTTCTTAGACTTCTTATCGTTAGGGTCGGAGTTGACTAGCTGCGGTCCAACTTCGATCATGAGCGGAGCATTGATAAGCGAACGTCCGCCGTCTGCATCGAAGTTAATATTATAGAACACAATCGCATGGCAAAGAGCCGAAAGGTTCTCGCGTGCAATCCGAACCGTAGTTTCAGCATGCTCCCCCTGATTCCAAAGATTGAACCGGGTAGCAATTTCGCCTGCATTGGTTTTGAAAGTAACTTCGTAAAAGCCACCATCATTATTCTTCGTCGGCTTAATCTCAGCATTGCTGATAGTAGCCATAAAGATGCCCACAGGATGCGAGCCGCCTCCGCCCATACGCGGCTGAACTTCATTTGCGTTAAAAGAACCGTACATTTTCAAGCCTTTCGGATTTGCTGACGAATTTGGATAGCAAGACTAGCAGCAGCTTCTAGATAAGAATGCTTTTCGTCTTCCCTAGTTGTAGAATGAGCCCTGTTAAGATTTGTAATCAGTTGCTCAATTTTGTTTAGCGTTACCTGTTTATCCATCAAGACACCATCTTGGTAAAGATATTCGTCAATCCGCCCCCTTGGTTAGGATCGGCATTTTCCCATTCCGCAAGTGCTCCCGAGCGGTCTTTTGCTTGGTTCTGCAAATCCGGCTGAGTACGGAGCCAACGGCCG